TCCATGTACCGGATCAACCGGATCTCAAAGCCTATGAACTGAACGAACCATATTGCCGTGTTGTCAGCCCAGCCCAAGTCGAATACCGCGTGGACGGGCTTGATAGCGTCATACGGAACTTTAGTGATCCGTCCGTCCATTTCAGCCATAGTCATTTCTTGGGCAAAGACCGCCCCATCAACCGTCCGTCTGCATAAGCCCTCCCAGACGTTCAGGTAGGCGTTATGGTCGTGGATCTCAAGGTTCTCCTTTTCCTCCCGCAGGGTCTGGGGAAACCACGGGTTGTCGCGCCATGTGATCTTCTGGACTATTGCGTTCTCAGGTGGGCTGATCACGAACCGCTGGTAAGTCTCGTCAGTCTCAAGCTCTGGGTTAAAGGTCACCCAGATTTCTGAGTTGTCCCTACGGATGGTTGGGATCAGGACGTTCCAGCTAGTCTTGGAGATGGTCTGGGCTTCTTCACACCAACAGATGTCCACGCCCTCAAAAGACTTAATCGACATGATGTTGTTCTTCAGTCCCGCAAAGAAGAACTCGGTTCCGTTCCTACCCTTGATCGAGGTGTTCGTTACCTCGTAGAACTCCGACAGACCCAGAGCTGCTATCTGGTCAGCCAAGAGCTTGTGGACTGAGTCCTTGATTGAGACCTGAAACTCTCGGGCGCAGAGGATTCGTAACGGGTCTTTGGCCCCCTTGATCAGTAGGGCTCTAGCCACTCCCCAAGACTTTGCCCCACCTCGGCCCCCGTAGAGAACCTTGTAACGCTTGGGCTCAAAGAGGCACGCAAGCTTGACCGGGAACTCGGCCTTGGCTACCGCTTGAGCTAGTAGCTCTTTGTCCTCAGTCATTGAGTCTTGGCGGTACTTCTGGCAGACGCTCCATCGTATTCATGGCTCGGCAGTTAGGGCATCCGTACTGGATAACGGGGCTGTGGAACACGCTGTCATCTAAGAGCATCTTGTTCTGTGGCGTGTCCTTCCCGCAGTTCGTGCAATGCCACAATGGTTGATTAGACATCGATTGTCTCCGGTGGCTTTATGAACGTGACCTGTATCGCGTTGAGGATTGGAGAGCCATCGGCGTTCTCCATCTGGTTGATCTGGATTGCTTTGCCGTCTAGCCTGTCTATTACTTCCTTGACTGCCCAAGCCTCTCCGGTCTCAGCCGCAGTCAGCAAGGTCTCTACTATCCTTGGGAGTCTATGAGGGTTCTGAACCAGCGCCTTACGCAAAGCGTCATGGAACATCTTCCCCTTCACAGCATTTGTATTACCTATCGGTGCGGCCATATTGATTAACTCAATCTATAAGTTCCTTACACAGAATTGGATTGTGAACTTTTATTGTTTACTTTGCAACCTTTTTGTTGTAACCTGTTTGTTCTTTCAGGAGAATAACAATGGCTAAAAAAATTACTGCTTACTGTGGGTTTGATCAGGGTTCTAGGTCTGGTTATGTTCGTTGGTCTACGGAATACCTACAGATGACTGACGCACAGCGCCTTGAGTTTCTAACCGATGTGATCAATGAGCTGGTCGTTGAACACCGGTTCCGCATGACTGTTATCGGAAACCTAAGAACTGCATCAAGGGGTCTAAGGCTTCCTCAGTAAACTTTTCCCCTTGGTGAGACTTGAGCATTGAGGAAAAGGTTGCGGCATCTGTTTTACCTAAAGCTCGGTTCTTCGCATACAACTGGGGAAACAACAGTTCCGCAGGGGCTCCGAGGCCACCACTTTGGCTTTGCAAGCCGCCCACATAACGCCCCGGTATGCCAGCCGAATAGGATTGATGGGTATAAGTTGGGGTTTGGATTCCTCTGCCGGGGATAGCCTCAAAAATGGTCTGCCCCATAAATCCTTGTTGGAGCCTTGGGTCAACAAAAGCCTCTAAAGCATCGTTGTAAACGGGAAAGCCCTGTTTGCGGAACTCGTCCTTGTACATCAACTGAGAGATTGCCGTCCGCAATTGACCGGGGGTAAAGTCCTTTGTTGTTCTTTGCGCCATCAACGTTTCCATGTCTGGCGAGATAATGCTGGCTTTTATATTTTTAAATGGGTAGGTTTTGTAGACTTTCCCATCTGGGGTCTTTTTATCTACCGATTTGTTTCGCAAGGCTTCGTCAAAACTCTTAATTGCCTTAACAGACGGTTCTAAGGCGCCTAGTTGTCTTACTAACCCTTGTGCCTGATGGTGGCTAAAGTCAATTGATTGTGGGCCACCAGCCAAAAACACCCCTAAAACATCTTCGTCTTTGAACTTCTCAAAATTTTTGATCTTGTTAGCCGCAGCCGTTGGCTCAGACGCGTAGGCAATTTCCTCGTCTACGTTAGATTTAACCAGCGGGTATTGAAAGCCACCCTGTTGAGTTACCGGTTTAGACAGGGGTACGCCCCTGATTTGCTGGACATCTTTTCCTATCGCAGATGTATCCCCGAATACAGGAACCAATGTCTTACCAACCAGCTTCTCGGGATTAAACGCAATCTCACTAATTGTGGTCAATCCGGGTGTTGGGGTGGCTATTGTCTGACCCGCAGCTCGCATTTGTTCACGGCGCATAACTGCGGGAATCTTAAGTTCTTTCTCAAGTTTGGTAATGGCCCGCTTGTCCGCAACGTCTAGAACTGGCTTATCGCCATACAGCAGCTCGCGTACCGTCTTGCCGCCAACCTTGGTGATACCCATGTTCGCAAAGCTCAACGGGCCTTCCATCGCCCTTTCCGTGTAGGCCCGGAACGCGTCTGAATTGGTTACCTTTAATGGGTTCTTTGGGTCACCAAACGCCAAGTCGCGCAGGGTGTTCAATTCCCGGTCTTGCTCTTGAGCTATACCAGCCATCTGCTCCGTATACAGCGCAGGGTTAGCCGCAAAGTCCTTGAAACGGCGCTTTAAGGTGTTGCCAGCACTAAAGATGTCCGCAAGAACTGGCATTACTTCTTACCTTTAGTACCCTTTTTGGCTTCCCGCTTGACCGCGTAGGCTATCGCAACCGCTTGCTTAACCGGTTTGCCAGCCTTCACCTCGGTCTTGATGTTCTGCTTGAACGCCTTATCTGTCGTGGATTTCTTTAGCATGGCTACTTCTTTGCTGTCTTGGCTGACTCTTTGAACGCCTTTGCTGTTGGCGCTCCCTTGGCTCCGGGGGCTCGCATCTTTTCTGGGGTCTTGCCCGCTGCTTTTTGAGCCTTGATTCTCTCGCGCTTGGCGTGGATGTTCGCGTAAAGTCCGGTAGCCATCAGTCATTCCCCTCGTTTTCGTTAATCTTGACGGTATCTGCCTTGATCTTCGCAAGCCACCAATTGCAGTCCGCAATCGCTCCATCCAATGCCTGAAGATTTGCAACGGTGACGGCGCGTTGTTGATTAAGTTCCGCAACTCGCGCAAGTATTGAACTCTCATCCATTAACAGTTCCAGTTTTTCAAGGCCGCAGCCTTACGGGTGGGTCGGCCCTTCTCGTCCTTCATCGGGCCGGGGACTCCACTCATCCGCGCACAAAAAGACTTTTTACGGCCTTCGTCAGCCTTTGTCTTAGGGTTTGGAGCTGGAGCTTTAAGGTTTGAATTATTTTTCGCATTGTATGCCGCCCTTCCTTTTGCAGTCATGCCCGCACCCTGCTCCACGGGCTTATAGTTCTTGCCCTTGCCAGTAGTAGTCCGGGGTATGGGTTTATTGGTTGTTTTCATCGATCCAACACACATCCTTCCATGACATCATAAGCAGTTTTTGGCCTTCTTGCTCTACTTCTTGGAACGTCAGGTACTCGCCTGTTGTTCCGTAGCGAATCTTTTGGCCCACTTCGCAGGGGTTAGGAATGATTCGACCCTTCTTGTCGTACTCACCCGGCCCAACAGCCACCACCTCGCCCATGTTCGGGTTTTCCCGCATGATTACTTCAAGGATTGCGCTCTTTTCGCGCTCAATCGGCTTGACTAGAATCCGGTCTCTGAGGGGTCTTATCATTTCTTTTGCGTGGTTTAGGGTTGATCTCCGGGGTGTCCTTGGACTGATACTCCCCGCACCATTGAGTGTCTTGCTTCATTACATATTCGGGATACCGCTGGCACATTCCAAACTTCTGGTTTGCCAGAAAGAACTTACAAGTCCCGCAGTTCACTTCAAGTTTTCCAGCTTGTAAATCGTTGAGTTGATCAGATCCGTAATTCCATCGACCAAGTTCTGTATCTCTGAGTCCTTCGGGAGGTCTTTTCTGGTGTCATCAACATAGTCCCGCATGGCCTTCATGTACTTCAGGGGGTTCTTTTCGATATAAAACTCAGGCTCAAATTCGCCCACCAGACCATTTCTTCCCATGTAGGTCTCAACCAAATCGTCCACCAAATCAGGCATGGATTCATAGTATTTCTGCAAAGCCTTATGCTCGGCGTAGCTCGTAGTCTGCCAATGTTGTATGTGGGCGCAAGTCGCTGAATGTAAGAGCGTCTGCGCGAAAGATTCCATTTCACCCATCTCGTAATTCTCCCTCTTGCACAGTAGATGTCAAGTAATAAACATTCACCATGCGCGGCCCGGTCTTGGCGTTTGTGACCGCACCCTTCTCGCAAGACACCTTCTGGTCGGCTACCAGCTTGAACAGCACCGCCTTGACCGAGTGACCCTTTGCTTTGAGCTTCACGGCAATGTCAGCTCGCGTCAGGTTGGTTGACCTACCCAGAAGTTTAATGACATCACGGGCTAGGAATGAGCGCCTAGTTCGTTTTTTGTTTTCCATCCTGTAATTATAAACTGTTTGGTGGAGGGCGGTGTGTACAACAACCGGATCTCACGTTGCATCCAATTGTCCCGCCCCCCGGAGCCTATCGTACTCCGCAACCGCACTTCATCTTGCCGCCGTAGGTCTGAACGCAGCCGTAGGGGGCGTACACGGGGCAAGCTGCAAAGGCTACGCTTGCGCTCATCAGGATTGCTGCTGCTATTACCTTCTTCATGGTTTTTCTCCTAAAAGTTTAACTTTCACCATACCGCTTACTTGATCGCTCACCTTATATGTGCAATCAATTCTTTTATCGTTGATTTTCCAAGCGTCCGCAAGTCCGTCTTGCCCCGCCTTGAAAGCACCAACCATGTTGTCCTTATCCCGTGGCCTCCGGTCTGGGGGGTAGAACTCCACCTCCAGATAAATTGGGCCTTCCTCGGGTATCTCCCACCTCTCTTGCAAGGCCAGCATCCTGACCGCGAACCGGTACTTTTTCTTGGCTGACGCTTGCGGAGCCCAATGGCCTGAGTAGTTAGGACTCAGCTCCTTGGGGGGCCACGGCAGGGTGAGCCTAGCGGGTGAGTTTTTCGATTGTGTCATTGAGTACGCTCAGTTCGGTCTTTTTCAGTACGTTCCAGATAGACTTGCGACCGTGAATACCGTTGTGGCTCCCTTGGTGGCAGTCCTTGCAAAGTGGTATACAGGTGTACTGGAGCCCCTGCTCGATGTGGTGGGCATCAGAGGGTTCCGCAGCTCCACAAACCCCGCAGGGCAGGGATTTGACCGCCGCTAAGTGCCGTCTCTGGGGGGCGGTGAGTTTATTGTTCACGCAGCCTAGACTTTCTC